ATCTTGAGCATACCATTTATCAAATCTGCATTCTTTACCTCCACTGTATCAGCAAGAGTGAACTGACGGGTGAATGCGCGTTCAGCAATACCCTTGTAGATATAGTCAGCGTCTTCTGAAGATACATTACCCTTGATGGTAAGTGTGCCATCCTGCAACTCAAGTTCAAGATCCTGCTTGCCGAAGCCAGCAACTGCCATCTCAATCACATACTTGTTTTCATCAAGCTTCTTGATGTTGTATGGAGGATAGGTAGGAATCTTTGGCATTGCTTCACTCATCTCAGCAAGACGCTTGAGAATTGGTTCAAAGCCAATTGTGGTGTTGAATTGCTTGGAAAAAGAAAATGGGTCGTAGTTTAACTTGTGCATTTGTTAACTCCTATGTTAGCAAGTTAGTTGTAAATCTTCCCTTTCGGCGAAGACACATATATTTATATCACATTAAGATCAAAATGTCAAGAAATTATTCTCTTGGACTACCATCTGAGACTGTATCTGAACCTGACGATATAGGATGTGATACTCCATCTGCAATATAAAGATCACCCAATCTAGCCAATCTTTTACCTTCTACACTAATAAATGCAGAGCAAGAAACCATTGGAGGAACATGAGTAGGACAACCACAAGGAATTGTGGTGTGAGGTGTCATTGTATCACCTTCTCTAACCACTCCAATACCACCAACAGAGACAGTGCTTGATCCTTTATCGGTATATTGAATTGACGGTCCATCACACTTAAAACCAGAATCACAAGGCGTTTTTGGTGTGCCATCAGGTGCTGCTACTGTATCTATACCATCCTTACGTGCTAATCCTGGCATTATGCTACCTTTCTTGGTCTTCCTCTACCGCGCTTGATTGGTTCTATTAGAGGAATAGTGACTTTATCTGCTTCTTCTTTAGACATTGTAATATTCTTCATCATGTCTTCGCCGTTGAATACAGCAACACCTGTTGAACCTAATCCACCAATGCGATCTGTCTTCTGAGTAGGAGCTTCAAAAATTTCCCAAAGCACATATTCTTCACTCTTGATCATTTCAGCCTGTGCGATACGATCACCATTATTTATAGTGATAGGATTCTCGGATGTGTTTGTGAGAAGGACAAATGTTTCATGAACATAATCAGAGTCAATAACAGCTTCAAGATTAGCTAACACCAATCCCTGCTTATATGATAGACCAGATCGTGGATGAATGCGAACTGAATAACCAACAGGAATATCAAAGATCAATCCAGTAGGAATCATGATACGATCACCCGGCATTAGTACAATTTTGCCTTCGTGAATTAATCTTGTGAACTGTGCATTGAATGCATTGTATCCAGAGTACTCAATCTTTCCCGCTGACTGAAACGACAAGTCAAAACATGCTGCTTGCTTTGTGCCAAACTTTGGTAATACGATATCTGGATGAGTCTTGTAAATGTTCAATCTATTCATAATATACTCCGTTGTCATTATCTTGAGATCTCTTCCCAATCCAACGAACCAAATACAGTTTTAGTATCAGTATCCGATGTAACAATTAGTGCAAGCGTATATGGAGTAGATGTTAATCCATTTCTTTCTAATTGGAAAGCAAATAATTCTTCTTTTAGCACGTTTAATGTTGGAGAGCCTTGGTTCGATGAATTTAAGAATCCACCTGCGAGAGTTCTGGCATTCGTCTGATCGACAGCCGTGCTGTCCAAACTATATTCAACAGACGAATTTGTTCCAGCAGATGTCCATGTGCCACCACTTACTGTGCAGTTTTGAATAACACGCCACTTATAGTTAATGCCATTACCTGTCCCTAATAGAGACAAGGCGGTTAGAATGACAATAGCGTCTAAACGATCAGGCGATGATTTTAATCTTAATGCAACTACAGGGTAAAATGTTCCTGCTGTTGTTAATGTTTTACCAGCAGTAATATCTGTTCCAATTGATTGTTGCGTGCCTCTAAGTTCGTAACCACCTTCAGAGATAACAGTAGAACAAATTTGCTTTAGTGTGCTATTGTTTGCAGTAGCGCCAGTATTTTTAATTTCATATCTTAACGGTAATGAAGCTGTTGTAATATATGTTGATGTAATTAAGTTAGCGTGATGGAATGAATGGCAATGAATTAGTTGTCCGTTGATAATAAAACCACAACGAACGGTACCAAGACCTAACCATTCAATATCCATCCAGAAAATTTGTGCTTTTGAAATATCAAGTGTTAATAAGGATGGTCCAGTACCATCTAATTTATCAACATTCCAACTAGATTGTGCTGCACGGGTTTCTGTCAAAGAACCTGTGACATATGAACGCTCCACAAAAGATAATGTTGAACCATCTAATTCAAGATAGATGCCGTTTTGCGTTCCAAAGTAACCAACACGTTGTCTAAGGTTTGCTTTTGCAGGATTGAATACGAAAGTGTTTAAATTATTAAGCGATTTACCTGGCTGATAAGAAAAAACTTTCTTAGTTTCTCGTATAATTTCTGTGTTGGCTGTTGTATCAACAGTGAGTTCAATAAGACCAGCATTTGCATTGTGTGTGTATGTTGAACCAGCCGTGTTTGATGTTACCCATTCACCATTATCTGCATACCTATGTGATGAATCAAACATCGTAAATGGTAATGAAATTCTCGCACGACCAAATGCGTCAACTGCTGTGCCTGAGGGATTTGCTGGACCAACAAGATTGCCGTATTGATCGGATAGCATTACAACTTCGAAAATTGTTTTGCCATCACCGAGATATTGGTGAGTATCTTTACGGAACTGTGCCATGCTATTCTTCCTTGCGCTTCTTGCCTATATTATATTTAGCTACAAGATTCCATTCAGACTTTTCTTTGTGAGAGATAATCTTGATTTGGGATAATGGAGCAACAGGGTCTGAACTTTTCTGAGCGTCTACTAATTCTACTAATTCCCACTCATCTAGCAGATTGGCAATAGAATTAAGACGGGCGCGGTCATCTTCTGTGAAGTCTGACTGCTTCCCGTCTAGTAAAAATAACTGCTTAAAATGCACTATGTAATATTTGCCCTGCTTGTGTAGTATGTGACAGGACTGAAACAGCGTCTTGTCTTTCTTTGAGGCTACTCCAATACGCGAAAGTGTCTCACGAACTTTTAAAAAGTTGTCAGGATTTGGTAGTGTTACCTCCACTAATTCTCTTATGTCTAACATTCAAACCACCTTTGTTTAGCGTCTTTTTGATCTGTTCGATCTGTTTGTCAGACAAAAGGGAAATTGCTTCTTTGGCCTTTTCATTGGAATAGCCAAAGTATTCCTTCACTGCTTCCAAGTCCTCAACAATCTCACGCTTTTGCCATTTCTGAAACGGGCGCTTATATCCCCGTACAGTATTTAGCAAATAGTGGTATTGTAGAAGAGGATCAATGCTAGGGTGCTTGTTCATCTCATTAGCAAACATTACAATATCATGGTGGAATGACAGTGAACGGTTAACGACGAACGGGACATAATCCCGTTCATTCTCTTGTGTCACGACCACTTTCTTGGTTTGCTGGATAGAAGGTATGATATCTTTGAAAAGATCAGCCATTCATAAATCTCGTTAGGTCATTGTTTTCAATACTCTTCTGTCTTTTCTGACAGTAAGAAGATTGATCAATATTGTTTTTACCAATATCTGTCATATGCGCTAATTGCATGATTGGCTGACGATTGAACATGCATGAATATTCGTAGATTGCTGTACTCTCAATCATGAGAAGCCATGACCGTACCAGATTATCACTTATCTTTACTTTGGGAATCAAAACATTGAAGTAAACGTTTTCCATAAGATCATGACCGCTTCCATAATTTTCGTAAAAGATGTTGTATGATGTATCATACGTTTTGGAAATATTTGTTCTTATCAAGTTTTTACGATGCTCATTTATTCTCTTATAGAGTTTACTACACATCCAAAACTGTTTACCATCACTTCTCTTTTTGTCGTGATAGAACTCAGATGTATTATATGACTTACCTGCCATACCGAAGTATAGTGTATTCTCATACTCATGAGGAAATAGATTATCATTCGGCTTATGTGTAAGCGGACTAGTGAGAGAATACACACCGAACGGAACATTCTTGATTTTCACAAGATCACTCATCTTGTTCCAACCAAGATTTTCACAATTCAGTTTAATAAGATCCAAATGCATTAGGTATACTCACATTCTACCATGAGTTCTGTCAAACAAGCAACAAGATTGATTTCTTGATCCGCAACAAATGCAGACTGATACTGATACTTTCCGATAGTCACTACAGCTTGAGGAATGCTGTGTGGCTTCATATACTCATACAGGCCGTCGTAAATCTTACGATAAATTCTTGCAGGCTCAATGTCAGAATTAGCTACACACCATTTCCGCATTTCGCTGAAATTCTTATCCTTCAGATGCTTGACTAGATCACCAATCTTTCTTACATCGGACAGTTGAGCAACAATGCCTGCATCAAGAGAACCAGAAGAACTATAACGCTGCAACTCATTAAGAGTGCGACGATAGTCAGGAAAATACTTTTCAATGATCTTAGCTAGAACCGCTTTATCGTATGTTACATTCTCTTGTGTGAGAATGTATTCCATGCGCTTCATCAACTGTGAAGCCATCTTTGCTTTCTCATCATTCCGAAGAGCGAAGTCAATGACAGAACAACGTGAATGAATAGCATCAATCAGCTTGGATTTGAAGTTACAAGTGAAGATGAAAGTACAATTCGCAGCAAACTCTTCAATTGCACCACGCATTGCTGCTTGTGCATCTGGAGTCATATAGTCTGCTTCGTCTAGAATGATAACTTTCTTACCACCAGTTAGGGACACTGTTGAAGCATAGTTACGAATGGTAGTTCTCAGAACATCAATGCCACGATTTTCAGAAGCATTGATATACAAGTGGTTGATACCAATCTCATCACACATGGCCCGTGCAACAGTTGTCTTACCGACACCTGCTGTACCAGTCAGCATGAGATTTGGAATCTCTTTGTTGTTTACATACTCTTGAAACGGCTTCTTCAACCGATCAGGAAGAATACAATCATTGATCGTTGAGGGGCGGTACTTTTCCACCCATAGGAAAGATTCGGTCATCAATTTCGTCTACCATTCTTTGAAGGAGTTCTTTGGTGCCAGCACCGCCAAGGTTCTGAACATAGATACTCTTGGCGGTAACCAGCATGTTGGAAGCTAACATTAGTATGTCTTGAACATTATCGCACATCATGATCTGCCTGTCAATAGGCTTCATGAGTTCTTCCATGCGTTGAATAATGTCTTGCTTGTCCTTCTTTGTCACTTCATGACACCATCGTAGAAGTCTTCAAACTGACGATTCTCTTCCTGTTCCTGAGCGTAGTTTGCACGGAAGTAAACCTTAGCCATACGACGAATGATCTTCTTATCAACACCAGTCTTGTCAGAGATTGTATTGATAGAGTCCTTCTGATAGTCTCGTTCAGAAGCTACGCGCGTGAGACTATCATTCAACTGAACAATAGCTTCCTTGAGTTCTTTCTTCTGAGAATCAGAAAGGGAGTTAATGCTAACGAAGTTTTGATTGTGCCCAATACCAGCCATTACTTGCTCTCCAGTGCGATGAAATACTTGATCTTGTCCTTGAATGCGCCAGCCGATGCAGTGAACTTAGCAAATGCACCAAGCTGAATTTCAACATCATAGTCTCCTGGGATCAACTTGATGTTATCAACCTTGAACGATGCGATGAAGTCTTCACCGTTGTAATCGTTAAGCTTGAATGACGCATGATTGGAAGTGTCGTTAGCCTTTTCATGTGTCTGCAAACGAATCTCGCCGTTCTGACCAACAACGGACAAATGAGTAAGATTGTTCATAGACGCAAGGCGAAGAAGCTTTGTCATAACAGCATTTGTCAGAGTAAAGCTAACATCCGTCTGCTTCAGCTTGAGTTCCTTGTCAGGCGGTGATACGATCAGATTGGTAGAACATGAGTAATAGTTAAAGCTAATCTCGCCATCATTCATGATGACAGCACTATCCGAGAATGTGAGTTCTGGGCTATTCAATGTGCTGATATTACCAAGGAACTGATTTAGATCATAGATGCCAAACTGTTCAGGCAGAGAATCATCAATTTCTACCTCAACAAGAATGGACTTCTCAGGGGAAATAGTCTTCTGGGTTTTTCCCTTCTGAAGAACAAGTCCAGAATTGATTGCGGAAAAGTTCTTAAGAACACTCAGGGTGTTTTCACTCAACTTCATTTGTTTACCTCATAATATAGTTTAGGCAGCTATTGTAGCAGGCTTTTGCGGGCCTTACAAGTTATTTTTTCGCATGTTGGTGCGTATCTTTTCCCTTGTTTCCTCGGTGTGTGTTTTACCGTAAAAGTGATTTAGAGGTCCTATTGGACCCGAAAAAACTTTCAGCATGTGAGCAACATCACCGTCCAGCATAGAAAGTGGACCAACATTGTCCAGTTGATAGTCAAAGTTCTGTCCAATCCATGCCCATTCTGAATAGTGAACAGTCTTGATAAGTTCATCATGTGCTTCTGGCGCATGAAGGAACATAGGATCATTTGCTGCCTTAGCAATATCATACCACTCAGGATCAGGACCACGCTTTACACGAATGACAAATCCACCCTTGTCTTGGATGAACTTGATTTCATTTGGAAAGCGAACATCAGCAATGACTACATTTGGATAAAGATTCATCTTCCGTTCAAGTGAATATATCCAAATGTTTGGATCAAGCATATCACGCCCGACTTCTGTACCCATCATCTGAAGCATGTTTCGTGGAGTGATATGCTTGCCAGTCTTTTCAGACCACCATTCATCCTTTTCTTCACGCCATGCACGGCTTTCATCAGTCTCACCCTCTAGAAGATTTCGCGGCCATCCAAAGATGGCCGCTGTAGCGTCCTTTAGCGAGTCTGCAAATGACAGTTTTGTGAAGTTATGTTTCTGGACAAGAATGTCAGCGACAGTTCCCTTGCCTGAACCGATAAATCCAACAACACCTATGATCATTATAGATTTCCTGTATGTTCTGCGATCTTCTGCATGTTACCAGTGAAAGCATATGTGCCGACATGTTGAGTCTTCATCCACGGACACAACCAGATTGAACCGCCAATCTTTCTCCAATACTGACAGAACATGTAGTCTTCGGAAAGATAGCGATGGGATGCATTCTTTTCAATCTCAAGAAGCTTTGTGAATTCCTCTTGAACAGCATCACCCTTTGCTGCTTTTTCCATAAGCGCATGGACATCATCAAATGTATATCCATTATCAATGACTGTATCAAAGTACGCATGAATGTAACGCGAACCATCAAAATTAGCCTGTCCGACATGATCAGGCTTATAGTTCTGCTTAGGATAAGCCTGAGCGAACTTCTCAAACACTTCACGCTTGATGAGCATATAGCCTGTTCCGATTTCCATGACTTCAAGAGGCTCAGTTACCTTGAACTGCTTTGTTCCTGGAATTGGATTGAACACATAATCACCAGTTAATGCATCCAACTCACCTGGAGTGATTGTTGGATTCTTTGCCATTGCTGTTGCAATGTTTTTCCAATTAATGGACTTCTTTGGATAAGGTGCACCGATAACATCTTTGTTCAAAGCAATAAGCGCAAGAACATCGTTAGGATCAAAATGAATATCAGAATCGATGAAGAGTAAATGTGTATAACCTGAGCGCAAGAACTCGTCAACAAGATAGTTTCGTGCGCGAGTGATTAGAGATTCATTGAATAGAAAAGAGAATCGAATTTCAATGCCATACTGCATACAAATGCCTTGAAGATCAAGGCAAGCTTTCATATACATACCAACATTTTGTCCGCCATACATTGGCGTAGCCACGAATAGCTTTGTCTTTCTCAAATCTTCTACTTTTATTTGTAGTTGCATTGTATACTCCATGATAAAAAAAGGGACGCTACAGAACTATATAGCATCCCTTTTTGAGGGTGTCAATAAAAATTAGGCAGCAAAACGATAAAACATCTTGCGCTTGCCATTCACAGTGCGGTAGTTGCTGTAAATGGTCTTGCCCTCAAGAGTGCGTAGATCATACACACGCTTATAAACAGCGTTCTTTGACAAACCAGAAAGCTGGGCCAAACGACCTGCTGTAATGCCAGCGCCCTTTGTATTACGACGAAGAACCTTGGCAACTCGGGAAAGATGAGACATTCAAATACTCCATATTAAAAGTTATGAGCCGATACAATTGGACGGTCGGAGAGGGCTCAATTCTCCGACCGCATTCTTGTTAACTAAAAAGCAATCTCAGCATCGGAAACCGCAGCTTCTTCGGTCTTAACCGGCTGAGGATTGACAGTCTCGTCCAGCTTCAGGTAGAGATCCATGAAGCCGTTCTTGGTATCAACATCAAAGCGGTTCAGACAAAGCTTGATAGCCTTTTCACGGTCACGACCGAAGATTGCGAACGCTTCGCAGATGTGGACGAGTCGACGGGTCGAGATAATGTCGGACACAGCACCATCATAGAAAGCTTTACGGATCATGTCAGCCCAGTTGACTAGCTTGTCAGCAAAGTCCTTGTCTTCAATGCCAGAGGCCTGAAGCACATTGTTAAGGATCTTGGCTTCGGTCTTGAGCGGCGGGTATTCCTGCTCAAAGGTGATGCTGAACCGCTCAAGGAAAGCTTCATTCATGACATTGGTACCGATGAAGCGGCCATCGTCCGAACCCTTACCCTTGGTGTTAGCGGTAGCAAGGATGTTAAAGCCAGCCGCAGGCGTGATAACACGATTGATCTTCTTAAGGTAAATCGGCTTGCCCTCGAGGACAGGCTGGAGACACATAAGCTTGGCGTCACCAAGATCAACCTCGTCCAGAAGCAGAATCGCACCGCGTTCCATAGCCACGATAACAGGGCCGTTCTGCCAGACAGTCTTGCCGTCAATAAGACGGAAACCACCGATCAGATCATCCTCGTCCGTTTCTTTGGTGATGTTAGCACGAACAAGTTCACGACCTTCCTGGGCGCAAATCTGTTCAATCATCATGGTCTTACCGTTGCCAGACAGACCAGTCACATAAGTCGGATAGAACTTACCAGACTTGATGATCATGCGAACATCGGAAAAGTGACCGAACGGGACATAGCCCTTAGCTTTGGACGGTACCAGAGTAATAGCTTCGGAAGTGTGAAGAGCAGCCATATTCAAGTCTTCCTGATTAGCAACAGCAATCGCTGTATTCGGCGCAACGGGAACTTCCGAAGCAATCTCGGAAGCAGCGATGACATTTTTAGCCCGCTTCACAACCTTAGCAGACTTAGCCACAGTCTGAGCCGTAACGCCAGAGTCGTCAAGAGTATAGACACCGCGACCAATGCGGCGCGATTCGTCTTTGACAAGCCACGTCGGATAGGAAACATCGCAGTTATCATAAAGATGAACCAACTGCTGGCGAGTGATGGTCTTGATATCACCATACTCGGCCTTGACAGCGGCGAAAAAGGCACTCTTATCAACGGACTTAGCCATTAGAACTTTCCTTGTGTGTGTTTTGGATTATGTGTATATTATAGTCTAGGAAGAGGTGGTTGTCAAGCGGCAATTCGCTTGACAAACCGAGAGAGTAGAACGCGGGACACAGCTTTCTTTTCCGAAAACTTGATGAATTCCGATGCCATCTTTTTCTTGGTCATATCGGACTTGATGTTAAGATTTCCAGTCGAAACATCAAACGTCTTCTGGTTGATGATATAGTATTCATCGTAACCAGAGGTAGTTGCACTGAAGAACCCGTTTGTTTTCCAATCAGCCGAAGCTTTCTTGTAAGCTTCACCAGACTGACCGTTGACACGGCTGTAAGATTGATTGAAGCCATACGAGGTGATGTAGAAGCCAATCAGATTGCAGCCAGTCCGGTCCTTGAGAACACGGAGAAGCAAACCAGTCATAGCCTTATCAGAGTAAGGGTCCCGATGATAATACGAGTTCTTAATCTCAGACCGAATCTCATAAGTCTTCTTGGTGATATCATCCTGAAGAATATACTTGCGCTTCTTCCAAGACGAATGCAAACCGTGAACCATGTGAATTGGATCAGAATCACCGTCAGTCAGGAAGATTGTGTTAACAATCTGAACCCGAGACTTAGCCTTGAACCGATTGACAATCATGTCAGCTACACCAATACACTCGTTAAGCGGAGTGGACTGGAGACTGTCACACCGAAGATGCCCATTACAAGCCATCACATACAGATGGAACATTGCGTCATTGAATTCTGCAACATTCATCCGCGATGAAAGCAAGTTACGAGCCACGAAATTGTCAAAGTACAGTTCATTCTGGTTCTGAGTAAACGAAGCGCCGTTGATACGACCCTCATCAACATCAAAGCCAGTGGTACTACGGAATGAGTAGACTTCAAACGGAATCTGAACCTGCTTACAGAACATGGTCAGCGAAAGAAGCTGCTTTACAGTCTTCTTAAGATGAATGTCCATGGAGCCAGACCAGTCAATGAACATGACAAAGCCGTGGTTCTTACCAGAAGCAACAGTGGTGATACGACGGAACAGGTCATCATTATACTTGTATGAATGAAGCTTGTTTGTGTCAATCACACCAGTTTTGGAGATGCTAGTGCGGCTGTACTCATCAGCCGATTTCCGCATCTCAAACTCCTTCACCATGAAAGAGATTGAAGCTTTTTCATTAGCCTTGAACTTCTGGAGTTCCTCACGAACAGCTTTGAGCCAATCCTGGTTCCAGAAGCCAGCAATACATTTGCGCTGGTCAGCAAGAACAATCTTGTAATCATTTACAACCTGTTCATACTTGACAGGGCGAGGGATCTTGACGTAAACATATTCCTCGTCCGACTTGATGACAAGGTCTTCCTGATTTTTCTGCCAAGCCTTTTCAGTTTCAGACTCGGGAATGTCATCATCAGACTTTGCACCGACGTTTATCGGATCATCAGAGTCGCGCTTGTCATCGCCGTCACCAGCTTCGGTGTCGTCCGAGTCAGACTCACCATCGTCCTCTTCCTCATCATCAGAGTCGTCATCGCCGCGACCAGAGGTATAGTTTTCTTCCTCATCATCATCGCCGAAATCTTCCTCATCAGACTCGTCGGAAAAGTCATAGTCGTCCTCGTCGGACATTCCACCCTTAGCACGAATATCGTCCGAGTCAGTTTCAGGCTCGTCCTGTTCCTGCTTAGACTTAGACCAACCGAAGATTTCCTCGGTGAGTGCAAGCACCTCATCAAAAGTCTCAGCCGCTTCAACCTTAGCGACCATTGCCTTTTCTTCGGCCGAGAACTTGATACCAGACATTGCACCGCCCTTGAAGTAGATATTCAAGCGGTCAATGAAAGCCATAGAGTTAACGTCCTTGGACTTGGTACCAAAGAAGTCGCGTTCAATGAGTTCGGCGTAGCCCTTGACATAGTTGCGGCGAGAGCCAGGGAAGCGCCGCTTCTGGCGCTTGTCAATGCGGGCGTCTTCAATGACGTTCAGAAAGCCCTTGACTGCACCCATAGCACGATTGGAAGCCGCACCAGTGACTCGCTTTGCAATGTCAGACAATGCGTCAAGCCAGCCGTCAGAGGGTGTGTCAAGAGCATGACCAACCTCGTGAACAACCAGCATATCATACAGGTCATTGGACATTTCGCGCCAGATAGGGAGAATCAGAACACGCTTAACCACATCAAACATAGCAGTTTGTGCGGCGGCCGAGTGCTGTACCGTAATGTTTTCCGTAGCCAGCAACTTGGCTAGCTGGGACTTAGCATTGTGATTGTGTACTATTTCCATAGTGTCCTCTTGATTATGGACATATCTTAAACTGAATCAGTTCAAGTGTCAATCGTTAAAATACTTAGGAAACATCTTATGCAGACGAATCTGTGATTTGAGAGCATACAGATTGAGGGGATATCTTGCAAACACGGATTGGGTTGCAAGGAACTGTTCAAGAGCATAGAGGGAGCGTTTCATCATATACTATAGATGGGGATTGCAAGTCGGTTTTTCAAGTGGCACAAATGCATACCAGCTATGCGATGGACACATAGCTGGTTGGCTAAATGCTTGATTTTATTAGGTTCGGCTAAGTCTTTGATATCTTTCGCAGAACCATCCCATAATTGTTGACCTTAGGGAAACTCTTCAGATCAACTCCTGGTTTCAATCTCAGCTTATTATCCTCTGGTCCCAAACCAAGCTGTCTTCTCAACGGATGGTTGAGATTCTGAAAAGGCTCATAGTTCACATAATGATGCCAGCGTCCATATTTCCAGACGATTCGAGCCACATCTGGATGCATATCCACTAGCATCTGAGACTTATTTATTGTACCTGTTGCGTTCAACTGACCATCACGCCACTTGCTCTTGTCAAGATCACCCTCAGCGTGATAAAACTCCGCAGTGTTACCACCCTTGACAGTTTGAGTTGCAGCTTTGCCTTGCAGAAAGTTATTGAACTGAATCGTGCAATCACCATCTTTCAATACACGAAGGCAAATGTCAGTGTCCTCATTGTAACGACCACGCCATCTATGCTTGCAATCATTAGAGATTAGCAGTGTGGAATAGATACGAGTATTCAGCACGAAAGGATAGTAATGCTGATTAGGTGCAATGAAGAACCGATACTGTAGACCAGATATGGGTACATTCTCAAATCTATCAACAAAGTCTTCACATGCTTTGAACATTGCACCAGACTCCACACGAATACGCTGATTGAGATGTAGTCTATAGAAGTCTTGAATGTTATCATCACACACCCAATGCTTCTCAGCACCTATAGAGATTGAGTGATCCCAACACCAGTTTCTCGCACGACCAGGACCGTCACCGTGGTTAGAAAAAGGAGCAACAAGAAGGATAACATAATCGCGAATGCTAAAGTTATCCAGCGCATTTTCATAGTTCTCTTCATCTTGTGGTTCAATAGCAATGTAATGTGGTATCTTCATACGCGCGAGAGAGCGCGAGGTATACATCGTTTCATGTCTACCCTTAGAGATAATGTATACTGGATGTGTTGGATTAGTCATTCTCCATTCCTACAATAAACAATGTTTACCCATGCACCCTTTGTGTCTTCTCTGGCCTGAACATAACCAAAATGCTTGCGAAGAAGATCAAGAGTGTCATTATACTTCTCATGTGTCTTTAGATCATTCAAGTGAGCATGATGAAACTCCATGATGAACTCACGAATATTGTACCAGTTATTGATTGCGGGCAAACACTCTAGTTCACCACCTTCAATGTCCATCTTGACTACTGTAGGCTTAACAGTCTCAAAGACATAGTTGATATTGGTACAATTGACTGTAACTGTATCTCTGCCTCGTTTTGCAACAAGAGAGTGTGCGCCTTTGTTCTTCTTTAGATTGATAGAAAAGTCGCGTGTCTTATCATTGTTACCGATAACAGCTTCGTTGTGTAGTACATACTTGCTTGTGTCTGGAATATTCATTGCCACATTTTTACATGCGAGATTATAATTGTCAATATCAGGTTCGTATCCATGAACAAGTGCTGCACCTTTCTTCAATGCAAATGTTGTAAACATTCCGATATTCAAACCAAAGTCTACTACAACATCATCAGGCTTGATCTGTAGCTTATTGTACTCACCAGAAAATACCTCATGAACTACAAATTCATCTGAGGTACCTTCTCTTACTTCTGCTTGAATGTCTCTATAAGTTATTGTCTTGACTGTCATTCTTCAAACCACCTCTTTAAGGAGTTCTCATCCTTATCAAGGTGAGGATACCACATGCTTTTTGTTTTCTTTGAAATCGTCTGTTCACCATCAACCGACTTATACTTAGAGACAAACTCATCAAAGTCTTGCTGATTGCGGAAATGC